ATGCGTCCTTGGAAGCCATACTTTATAGAGCACCATGGTGTTGAAGATTCTAAGGGTAAGAAAAGAATTCCTACTGCCAAAGAAATTTATGAGCGAAAACAAAAAAATCCCGATTATACGCATCCTTGGTTTGAGGCTAAAGGAGAATATCCAGAGTATACTCCTCCAGCTAAAGATAAGCCACCTATGTCTTGGGAAGAGCTGCAGCAGCAGAAAAAGTTTTGGAGTGGAGAGCAATCAAAAGAAGAGTATAAGGCAAGATTAATGGGAGGGTCATCGTCAACACAGGCTGCGCAAGGAGTTGGACAAGGGGTTGATCTTAGTGGAAAGTTTGGTATAGATCCAAAGAGAGAGGTTTTTAATGAGCTTACTGGATTTGATCCAACTGAAGAAGAGAGGGGGCAATTAAGCAGGATGAAAGAAGATCAGCTTATACCATATCTTGAGGCTAAGGGTATTGATCCGAAATTTTTACAAGACAGAGGCGCTATTCCTTATGGGGAGATGGCAGAGCCTGGTGAATTTTTGGTAGGGGGTAGTGAATGGGGGGATCCGTCTTTCCGTGAAGATATTTTGAGTGGTGCGTTTGAGCAAGAGTGGTATCCTTATGGAGATCCAGCTCAAGCTCAAGCTCAAGATCCTGTAGAATACGCAAAGGGCGGAACTTATCTGGAGGATGTTTCTGCTATTCAAAGAGAGTGGGATATGATTGTTTCTGGTATGGAACCATCAAATATGGCTTTTGCTTATGGTGATCCAATGTCTCGGTATCAAGACCCTTATGTTGAGAAAGGTTCCATTCCCCATAAAGGATATGGTCTTGAGTATGTTGGTAAAGGCGGTGGCGCTATAGGTACTGCTGTAGGCGGTTATGATTCTAGCTATAGTCCTCCTAGTGGTGCTGGTGGTGGTGGTAATGGAGGAGGTTTACTTGGTGGTGGTATTGGAGCAGATTTATTTGAAGAAGCTGATGAACCGCATGTTGGAGATGTTGTACAATATGGTGCTCCTGAGTTTTGGAGGCCGCTTGCTTCTTCTTATGCAATTAACACACCTGATCAGTTCGGAGATATTACTCAACAGGAGACAGTAGATCCTTTAGCTGGAACTTCTGGTGGGTATGTTCCAAGAGACGTGGAGGAGGTTCCTCCTTACATGGAAGATATTCAAATGGCTAAATATGGAATGCGTAAAAGAAGGTATCCTTATGGAGGAAAATACTAGAGGTCCTTTATTTGAAGAATATGTAAGTGAGCACGGTGTCCTTCGTTGTTATGGGAACAATGTGTTTGTTATTTCTAGGTATTATGATGATCTTGATGATTTGTTTAATGACGAATTAAGGATATGTGACAACATTGTAGAAGCAGGACATGACATCTCTAAGATTTCTTATTATGCTGGAGATGATTATCAATGGGAGTTAAAGATTGAGTTGGGTTAATGTATTTATTACAATTTAGTAGAGTCGGGGACATCTACAAAGACGATGATGGTGCTGTATTGGTGCCTGAGTTTCAAAAGGTCCTTAAAGAAGAGGGGTTGGGAGCTGATGCTATGAAATGGGTAGCGTTGGTTTGTGACTATGAAAGTCCTTACAGACATTTCACTGAAGGTGAAAGAAGAAAAGCTGTTAGTAAGGATTTGTATGGTGACTATAAATGGAAAGGAGAGAAGTCTCCTATTTTGTTAGCTGCTATAGATAAGTATAATGAATTGCAGTTTGATCCACTTGATGAACAGCTTATGGCTTTCAATAAGAAGATCAATCAATTCACCACTTATATGAATGGGATGCATATTGACGAAGATACCGCTGAGAGTCTGCAAAAGATTATGATTGGTATTGAAAAGATATATAAAACCAGACAGACCTTAATAGATGCTATTGATAGAAGAGGGGAGAGACAGAAAATTGCTGGGGATAAGAAGTTGTCTTTTTTAGAGCGCAGAAAAGAGATGCAAGAACAGAGTAAAGGGTAATGGCTAATTTTAAATCTAAAGCAGCATATAAGAAATGGTTAGCCTATGGGCATGCCTCTGGAGAATTTAAAAAAACTCCTGGGCATCAAAGTGTTTCTATTAGAGGTAAGCGCAAAAAGGTGAAGCATGAGATGGGGGGAAAGTATAGACCCCAGTGTGACTGATGGCTAAAAAGAACCCAGATATAAACTATTTTCGCTATCGCTACAACTATTTTTATAAGCGAGGGGATTTAGCTAGGGCAAAAAAAGTGAGCGAAAGGGCTGACGCCCTTTTTGGTAGGGATATAGAGCATGAGTATCATGCAAAGATGGAGAGCAAAAGAAGTCCGAAAGATCCATTTGGAATTGGAAGGACGAAAAAATTAAGGTATGGGTAGAGTAAAGGTTGATCCACAAAAGTATAGGCCAATAGCCAATAATGGACATCCTGAAATAAACCCTGAATCTGTTGCATACCAAGAGTATTGGGACAGAGAAATGGACAGATGTGTCAATGGGTTTAAGCCCAAGGGCATGAAAAAGATATCAGGTAAGTATTATTTTTATCTGAACTATTATAAGATCTTAGGTAATGACGGAACAAAGGGTTCTAGAAAGACCTTGATCAGTCCTTGGTACAGACAGATGGATCATGAATATTTTGATTTGTTTGAAACATGCAAGGACGAAGGGAAGGGGATGATTGTTATTAAAGCTCGTGATAAAGGGTTTAGTTACATGAATTCTGGAATGATTGCTCACGAGTATACATTCTTTCCTTTTAACGATGTAGGTATTGCTGCAGGATTGCAAGCAACTGCCGATGCGTTCTTTGACAAGACTAAAAAAGGGCTTAACGGCCTACATAGTAATTTCAAACACTCTGTTCTGAAAGATACTGATGGTATATTGCGTTCTGGCTATAAGCAAAAGAACAAAGACAGTAAATGGGAGATAGGTGGATTCCAATCTACTATAATCTGTAGGACAATGGATAATCCAGAGGTCTTTAAGGGTGAGCGTGTATCGCTCATGGTGTTTGAGGAGGCGGGAGAATTCAAGCATCTAAAAAATGCTTATATGTCTTCTAAGGCTTGTTTTATGGATGGCGATCTCCAGTTTGGGGTGCCAGTCATAGGCGGTACTGGTGGTGACATCTCTAAAGCTTCTAAAGATTTTATGGATATGTATTATGAGCACGATGCTTATAACCTTATTCCTATGTTTATTCCAGCATCAAGAGCCTATTATGGGTTTTTTGATGTACAGACAGGCAAGGAGAGGGTTATTGCTGCTAAAGATAAACTTTTGGATGACAGAGAAGTTATTACTAACTCTGGAGATAGAGAGGCTTATAATCTGCATGTACAGAACTATCCACTTACTATTGAAGAGGCATTTTTGAATACCAAGTCGGCTAGATTTGATAATGCTTTGCTTAATGCGCAAAGATCTAGGATACTCTCTAGTAAGGATTACAGAAGTCAAATACAGTGTGGTTATTTGGATTGGGAGTTTGATCAAGATGAAGAATATACTGTTAAGTGGAAACCTCATCCTGATGGGCCTTTTAAAATCCTTCATCATCCAGAGCCAGAGTTTAAAGATTTGGATATAGGCGGTATTGACTCCTATGACCAAGATCAAGCTGGAGCTTCTGACTCTTTAGGGTCTGCTATTATTTATAGAAGGTTTGCAGATACTGATCGTCCTTCTGATATGGTTATAGCTGAATATACTGATCGTCCAAAGAAGAAAGAAGACTTCTGGGATGGTTGTTTAAAACTTGCTGTTTACTATAATGCTAAGATGCTCGTAGAGTATACGAAAATTGGTATCTTGGACTACTTTAAGCGAATGAACGCTTTGAAGTATTTAAAAGAGAAACCAGAGTCTGCTCATAATCCAGGAACAAAACTCGTAATAGGTACGGGGTTCATATGAATAAGCAGATAAAAGCATTGTTAGAAGATCTAATTGATGATTATATTAGGGAGAATGTAGAAGATGTATGGTTCATGGAGCTTTTAGATGAACTATCGGCCTATGGAACTAAAAATACTGACCGTGCTATGGCATTCGGACTTTGTTTGATACACAATATTGACAATTATAGAGTTCATGCTAAGCATATAGATGAAGAGATTAAAGACATTGGGTTTAGTAAATATGAAAGGGATTCTAAAGGAATTCCTCGTCTTGTTAAAGTTATAGAAAAAGAGAATAAAAGTTATTATTTTTAAGATATGGGCCACAGAAAAGTAAGCGCATTTCCAAGTCAGATGATTTCTGATAAAGAAAAAACACAAGAATGGTGTAGCGAAATGATAGACGCCATTGCAGGGTATATTTATTCCGAATCAAGTATTTGGGAAGAAAATGTATATGAAGATATTAGAAATTATGGTATTTATAATGGGCAATGGGCTATTGACGACTATAAGTATCTTACAGAACAATACGGCTTTGCGCAGCCAGCAAGACTAGTAAACTATCCAATTATCACACCTAAGGTTGATCTTTTGTTGGGTGAAGAGCTTAGGCGACCATTAGACATGAAGGTTGTTACCATCAATAAGGATGCCGCACTAAGAAAAGAAGACTATAAGATTCGCCTTACTTTAAAAAAGTATACAGACGATATGATGAAAGAGGTTGGTCAGAGAATTGGTTTTGATCCCAGAACTGTCCTTGACGGAATGCCTGTCCCAGAAGATATTGATAAGTATATGGCGTATACTTACAAAGAGGCTGTTGAGGAGGTGGCCCAAGATGGTCTTAACTACTTATTACAAAAATATAGCTTTAGAGAAATATTCAAAGCAGGATTTAGAGATTTGCTTGTTACGGGTAAAGAGTTTTACAAGATCTATGTAAAAAATGGTGATCCATATATTAGACGAGTAGATCCACGAGCTGTGGCTTATGATACTAATACCGATAGCGATTTCTTAGATGAAGCGCAATGGGTGGGAGAAGAAAGATGGCTTACTCCAAATGAGATATTAGATGAGTTTAGAGATCAACTTACAAAAGAAGATTTAGAATTCATAAATGAAATGCAACATGTAGCTGGCTCTGAAGACTTTAAGTCATATAACACTGCTATGGATTGGATTAGATGGTCTTCTGGTGAAGGAACTAGAATTAGAGTGCTTCATTGTGAGTGGAAGTCTATTAAAGCCATGAAGTATAAAATATCTGAAAACAAATACGATCCTGAGCGTCCTTTCTATAAGCAGCTTCCTGATGGTTATAAAAGAAAGAAGGGTGATATTATTCGCTCTAAGTATATAGATGATATTTGGGTTGGGACTAAGATTGGTGGCCAAATACTTGTTGATTGCAGAAGACGACCTAATCAGGTTCGCTCTGTAGATGATCCAGGTTCGGC